ATTCATATAGGAGAGGAGACGGCCGTAACTTACACGCTGGTTTTAATCGAGAGCATCTAATTGGTGTCTATTTGGTAAACAAGAAATATCTTATAGGGTTGCTGACAGTGATAGTGGCAGCGAGCTATATAATGATAACTCTGGAGACAGGAGGGGCAAGGATCAAGGTTAATACGGCGAGCACGGGATTCTACATATTCAACGGATCATGGGTGCTCTCGGCTACGGAGAACGTGAATCTCTACAACGGCAGCACTAAGGTATCCAAGACATCGACGACTCTGGGAATGCAGAATATATCGAACGAGGTAATGATGGTTTGGCGCTCGACGCATTTTGCTAACGGCGCACTTATTGCTCAAAAATATTTCTTCAACTCGACGAGTACAAACGTGGAGGACTTTCCTATAAATGAGACACTCGAGATACAGGGTGGGACCGGACTCACACTAAGGCATGAGACGACTAATCTAGCGTACTCAGGACCTAACTATGGCGTTACGGGAACGGGAATAATGTTTGGTAAGATGAAGATAGAGTTCCCTGATGGTTATTCTTTCGGAAGAGTGTACAGCACTGGAAGGCTCAGGCTCGATTATGCTTTAGATTCATATACAGAGCAGTTCGAGTTCAGAATGTACGATCCTGCGGCTCCTACCAACATAACAATTTATTTGAACGACACTGTAGCAAACAGAACGATAGAGATAGGCGAACCGTTGAACATAACGGCCAAATCAAACGTGACGGGCCTTAGTGTTTGCCTGAGTGTTAATCACAGTTACCTGGGAGATAATTTCTTGTGCAACACGACAACGGTAACTTACATATTTAACCCGACGAGCTCTACAAGAACGTTCAACGATTCTACCACTAGCAAGAACTTAAACTATTCTACAACGGCAAATCAGACAGTATACATAAGACAGAACACATATGACGAAATAAACAGCGTTAGATTTAATCTGACAGGAGTTAACACATCAGGAAGTAATTACCCGGCCAATGTAAAGGTCTATGTAAACAATACGCTGGCAAAATCAATACCAGGGACATTGAAGGAGGGAGCAAGTTCTTTGACGACTTATAACGATAGTTCTACATACAAAACGTTTATTTTCTATCAGGCAGGAAGTCAGCAGGCGTACTTTTTGATGAACAAGAATGCGGTAGTTACAGATGCTTATTCTAATGTCAGCGGTTCTAATATCAGTGTTCTGGATATAAATGGAACTACTGTAGATTTAGGTGGAGACCTAACTTATGACGTAGTTCACATTCATAATGGTGGAACTTTGCAGATAAATGGAACTGGTTATGTTAATTTTACAAAATGCTTGAATTTTACAATAGATAGTACTTCTAAAATATTGAGTGATGGTACGGGATATTCAGGTGGTGCTGGGGGCAGTTGTCCTACTGAATCTTCAGGTCAAAGCGGAAGTAGTGGAACAGGTCCGGGATATGGCCTCGGTGGAGGAATTGGAAATTCAGCGGGTGGAGGAAGTTACGGGGGGCTTGCATCAAATTCCAATGGGACATACGGAACAGAAAATTTGCTGACAACAGAAAAAGGCTCAGGCGGCGGTGGAGGTGCTTGTCAGACAGGTAGTGCAATTTCTCCAACATGTTCTGCATATGGCGGTGCTGGTGGTAGTGGAGGGGGGACAGTAAGGATAAATTCTACTTACATACAAATATCTGGAACAATATCTGTTAATGGAACTAATGGAGGAGGCGCTTCTTGGAGCGGTTGCGGTGCTACATCAACAAAAGCAAATGGCGGCGGAGGAGGATCTGGCGGCGGAGTTTTAATCATAGGAAAATATGTGAGCATAAACAATTCAAAGATATTTTCATACTACGGTGCAGGAGGAGCAGCTGTCGGTTATGATCCCAAGTACAACGGATATACCGGAGCCGGAGGAAGAATAAAAATATTCTATGAAAACACATTTACCAACGGTTCTTCAACGATAGTGAATGGAGGAGGGACAACCTATTACAACACGAGCTCATTGCAGTTTTATTTGGAATCTGAAATAAACATCGGAGAGACTTACTATCCTACTAATCCTTACATTGACATAGAAAGCGACGGGGATTCTGAGTGGAGTTACACAGGAACGTTCAATCAGTCTAACAACAAGACGGCAAACTTCAGCGACAGCCTGAACCATTATCTTAGTCTGTGCACAGCAGACGCGGATGGCAATTGCGTAATTCCAATAGCATACGGTTTAGGTTCTGCGGGCGTGATTAACTCAACTGCGATAAACATAAGCCTGACAGTCTACTTCAATCCAATAACAATCAACAATTCTTATTTCCAAAACTTTTTAGACTTGTACACGTCCTCGAGCTATCAGAACATACCAATAAAGATAGAGGCGAACCAGGGAAACGTGACAATGAACGGCATTAACATTTCTTACAACGGTACAGGAATTCTAAATATCACAGCGTCTTATGCTGGAAACGCTACTTACTCGGCCAGCTCTTCGAACAAGAATCTAACAATCTATCATTCTAATTTTGTAAAGGCATTTCCTTACTCGTTTATGACAGAACCAATTTTCTTGCCAGTCAGTGTCAACAGCACGAACGTGAGCATGTACGGGCAGACGGCCAGCAAACCAGGTTACAACATAACCGGAAAGGGATACTCTAGCAATTTCAATGTGTCAATAAGGTTAAATCAGTCTATGGATTCCTGTATGAATATGACTGTTGGAAACGCTGACACTACTTTTAATTTTACTTTAAACACGACGCGCAGGCAGATTCTTTCAAACATAACTCTAGAGCAGAGCGCCGGTTTGTGGCTCAAGTTAAATCTATACAACTGCAACGCTTCTACTATCTACAGGAACTGGTGGGTAGAATTAAAGTCATGCTGTTACACGTGCATGGCTTGCTGGTGATTATGTGGTACAATATAGTGACAGAGGTTTTGTATGGGTACCCAGGCCTTCTTATGTAGTTAGCGGCAGCGTTCTTATCAACGGAGCGGAATATAAATCAGACGTGCTTTCTTGCACGATAGACGGCGCGGTTACAGACAGTTGCGGCACGTGCGAAATAAGAATCTACAATCAGTACGGCCAGTACACCGGACTGATTTCAAAAACAAATTCTATAAAAATTTATGCGGACTATGATACAGGAACCACGCAGATATTTGACGGATACGTAAGGGACATTAACTACAGTCTGGAACCGTATTCTATATTGACAATAAAAGGCAACGATTGGGCCGGCCAGGCGCTTCTACAAACCGTCAACAAACAATACACGACGCCTTCTACAATAGACACTATCTTCAAGGATTTAATAAGTTCATACCTGACGGATCATACTACTAACAACGTGGCAGATCTGACAAGCCTGGGAACGTTCGCACCTACATTCAACAACAAAACTTTACTGGATTGTCTAAAGGATCTTATGGCACTGACGGATAACAATTACTGCTTCTACTGCGATTTTTCAAAGGACTGGCACATGTTTGAGAAGGGTTCTATTTTTAATTTATATGAGCCAATTCTTTACAGCAGAAATCTTATAAGACTTGGAACAGAGGACACATTGGCAGATATAGAAACAAAGATAACTCTTTACGGTCAAGATCAGGAAGGATTTCCAATGTGTGTAACAGTCAGCGATGATCCTGAGGGAGTTGGAGTTATACATACTGTCTACAAGGACACGAACGTTACAACATATGACGCGCTGGTAGAGAAGGCAACTGAAATTCTAAACAGCAAGAAGTCTGGCGAGATCAAAGTAAAGCAAGCGATAGTAAAAGGTATGATCAGCTTAAGGCCCGGAGATACTGTTTACGTTTTCGCGCCGCAACAGAGTTTACAGGGCGAGATGTTTGTTTCTCACTATACGCATAACATAATAGGAAGAAAGACAATCAGAACAACGTGCACTCTGCAAGTACAAAGAAAATTCGTGGAGAACCTGGCAACAATAATAAAAGACAGGATAGACGAGAACCAGGAGCTCTTGGCAATATCCAACGAGAACGATCTAGAGAACTCTTATAATTTTACTTTTAACGACAATTCTAACATGGGTACAATGACGCATACAGAAATATCAGGAGGAAAGCTACAGCTTACAAGCGGCTATTCTACCGGTACAGCCCTGAGTGCTGTCAGGACAACAATAGCCAACGTTACGAAAGTAGAAGTCAAATATAGCGGTTGGAACATGACAGATAGCACGATTGAAGTAAGCGTCAACGGCGGACTTAATTATCAGACACTGACTGCAAACACCGTAACGAATGTTTCGTACTCGGGCAGTTCGTTGATGTTTAAAATAACTTTAAACTCGACTGCGGCAAATCCAGGGCCTAATTTAGATTCGCTGGTACTTTTGTATACATAATCAAACGTTAACATATATCGCTTCAATAGCATTATACAGACCGTCTCCATACATTCCTTCTATAAACGCGGGGTTCAAGTAAGTTTCTCCTATCGATCCTGTTTCAGAATCGTTAAGAGTTGACGTTAACCCTTTTCCTACTTCAAATCTCCACTTTCTGTCCTGAATGGCAGCAACTATCAGCAAGCCGTTGTTGGTATCCTTTTTTCCAATGCCGTTATTCTGAAATACATCTACAGCATATTCTTCGATTGTCATGGGTTGCGTGGTGTTCACTGTCAAGACTGCTATCTCCGCTGTTGTGTTTTTTTCAATTTCCGCGCACAAAGTGTTAATCCTGTCTATGTCATAGGTAGACAAAACATTTGCAAAATCATTTACATACTTATTTAATGTAGGAATTTGTGAAGATAATTTTTCGTACGAAACCCAACTGTTCGAGTTCAAATCCCAGCAATAGCACACATTATTTTTCATCTGGCCGTTTATCGCACCTACGTTGCTGCAGTCGGTAAAACAATTATTCTGTGCAGTCGTTTGATTCACGTATGCATTTATAGATGCGTTCCTTGCTATTTCATAAGCGGTTGCCTTCTGTTCGGTGTTCCATCCATTGTACGCAAGATAGACGGTTGAGACAGCTATAACAATCAACAAAATGGCTACGATTTTTTCGAATCTTTTCATACTTCTATCTAGGGAAGGCAATTTTAAATACGCTGTTGTACGGCTGAAATATAAATCGAGTTTAGACAACTATTAGCGATTGAATGACATTTTCGGATTGGATAAAGAAAATGCTCGGATGCCAGGAAGCATACTGGAAAGAGCAGTATGACAGCTGCGGTAAGCAACTAGGCAGCGCACTGAACGAAATGCTGAATCTTAAGAATAAGGTAGAGGAATTAAAATTACAACTAGTAGAAGGAACGTCAAAAGTATCGGAATTTGAGAAATTTCTTGATTCTAAATTCCCAACAACAAGACTCGTATACACCAAGAGATGGGCGTTCAATCAGAACAACACCTATCAGATGGATGTAAGGGATTTCATAACAGATATCAACTCTTTGCCTAAACTTAATTTCATAGATGATGTTTTCAAGTATCATATAAATTATGTGTCCGATAACTTTCAGACCGTGGGGATGCTTGATTTCTGGCAGATACCTATCGAAACTTTGAAATTCGGCAAGGGCGACTGCGACGACTCGGGAGCCTTAAGATGCACTCTAGCCAGAAGAATGGGGAATTATGAAGTTAATTATGCGCTGGGATTCTACGGCAACGAAGGGCATTTCTTCAATCTCATGTGGGAAGCCGGGCAGGTCTACATAGTTGAGAACACGAGCAACAAATACGAGCCGATAAAAGTTCCGGACAATGATTTGACAAAAACGGTTTCCAATTACAAAATATGCTATGTAGTTAACGAGAACAAGGTATGGGTTGTGGACGGAAGCATACAATTCGGCAAGGATATAGAAGGGATAACCGAAATTAATGTTTCAAATAAAAAGAAGGGGAGGTGACAAAAAGATGGCAATCGAAGAGGTTGTGTTTTCATTCGCTCAGATAGGACTTGGCAATCCGTTAGTGCAGTCATTCGTAATCGGAGGCATAAGAGCTCTCGGAGGATGGTTGCAGCACGCGTTCGACGACGGCAAGATAACATGGCCGGAATTGAAAGAGTTGGGCGCGTCGATGCTCAGGGTATTACCGCAAGTCATAGGTCTAAGCGCGGCAGGAATACCGCCGGTGGCGGCATTGTTCACTGATGTATTTGTGACAAAACTGGCAAAAGTAGCAGAGAAGAAATAGCCCTGCAACGTTTAAGCTGAGGTTTAGGCGTGCAGATAGGTTTAGAATTTTCTGACATCAAGCACGCGCCTCTATTTTCTTTTTCTTAGCTGTAGAAATATTGTAGTAGAAACTACATGTATAAATACTATAAATAACTAAATAATAGTATGAAATTGACATATACAGAAAAAATAGCATTCAACTGGCTTTTATCATCTGGATATAAAATCACAGAAATAGTACATAAGGGCAATGGAAATCCAGATTTCTTATGCTCTGATGGAAAGGGTTACGAAGTCAAATCAAATAATGATTTTACCTTTACAGAGAAACAAGTGGCTATACTCAGAGATACAGACATTATCCTAGTAGTAAAGGAAGGAAAAGTAATTGAGGCACTCACATGGAAAGAAATTAAAGACGGAAATAGATTGAAAAAAATCAAAAAGGAAAGGATTAAAACGATAGTAACGAGCATTAGAATTGAAGAAAAATTACTCAAAGATGCTAAAATTAAAGCAACAAAAGAGAATATAAAAATAGGAAAATTTATTGAGAACGCTATAAGAAGTTTTGTGTAGTTTTGTAGTAAAATATATATGTATATATGTAGTTTAGATGGTTGCTGAATGCAATTTCTCAACTGTCCTCCATTTCTGATACATCTCCAGTAGGAATTCCTTGAAGCCTTCCGATGGTATGAAGGCCGTAGGACTGTGATTCAGTTCCATCACTCTATTGTCAATGTCTCTGCCTGACAGGTGGACGTAGACGGAAACCATCTTTGAACTCATGCTCCATCCTAGATAGATTTTTAACTGGGCTTCTGTCAGATGCGGGGCTAGATGAGTAGCTCTAGAATGCCTGAAAATATAAGAATAGACTCTCTTATGGATTCCTATCTTCTGAGCTTGCTCTTTGACAATCTGGTTCAGTCTCTCAATGCTCATCCTGCCGAAGATAAGCTCTTGCGGGTTGAACTCTAAATATTCCTTCAAGAACTTGTCGCTATCAAGAGTGGTTATTATACGGACTCTGCGTGGTCCTGTCTTGCCGTTGAAGAAAACAATCAGACCGTCATCGTCAAATACTATATCCCTCAGATGCAGATTCAATAATTCAGAAGGCCGGCAGCCTGAATCATAGAGCAAGGAAACCATGCACCTGTATCTTATGGATTTCAATGATATTATTATTTTTCTAATCTCCTCGATTGTCAGAATCTCCTCGGGCATTTTAATTTTTTTATGAAGCTTCAATATATATTCTGTAGTATCTATTTTAGGCTTCAGCCACTTCACAAAGATTCGGAACATGCAAAAATAATCGAACTTGGTCTCGTCGCTCAACGAAGAGTCACGCAGATAGAAGAAGAACTTATCGACATTCCTCTTAGAGAATTTTGACAGCTTGATACTGTGAAATTTCCTGAGCAGAACGATATACTTCTTTATCCTCCTATCCGTCAGGCCTTTCCTATCCAACTCCTTTACAAACTCCTTCACTACCGTTCTGTTATTATTGAATTCCATAGTATTCTATAGGATAACAATCTTTATATATACGCTATTTACTGTATATAATATGTCAATTCAAAAAAGAACAGGCAGATTGTCTGTACTCCCTGAAACTTTTGCAGAACTGACGGCAAGAAAAATGAAGCATGCCGCCAAGCTCGGCAGGACTGTTACATGGGACGAATTCCTTCTAGAAAGGTGTTGCTGATGGATGCTTCTAACGCATTGAACAAGAGGTTTGATGCGGAGGGCACGCACGCTGATTTTTCTACAAATCCTGCTTCAATCGACAAGACGTATAGGCCGATTCTGAGGTCGTCAACTTACAAGATCAAGCAAGTCGTTGAAGTAGATAGAACTAACCTTCTGAGCAAATTCGCTACAGGCAAATTCTCTAATAAAAAGGTGGTGTTATGATGGAAGTAACTTTACATTGTAAATGTCCAGAATGTGGGTTTGAATTTGAAGAGACTGGAGACGTAGACATAGAGCCTACAGTAAACGAAGGATTTTCATAAGGTGATAAAATGCAAGGCAAAGTGACAGAGGTTTTAAAAAAATCAGAGAGCCTGACCATCGACGGCAAGATACTCAAGGTAGTGCCGGGCTCGTGGCAGTACGCCCAGTGGCTCAGGGAGGATACGCTGATAGAATATAATTTGAACAGCACAGGAGAGATTTCTTTTTTCAGGAAGCTCGGGCAGACCATGACAAAGACGGACCCGATATACAGGAAAAAAGGATCCTTCTACGTGGAAAAGAACGACGAGCAGATACTCAGGGAGAACGTGCTCAGGACGGCGGTGATGTGGGCTGAGATGAAGAAGGACGATATCGCTAACATGGATCTCAAGGGATTGTTCGGCATAGCTTCATTGATGGAGAAAGCTATCAAAGAAGGATTTGACAAGGTGATGGAATGAATATTTGTCCGAGGTGCGGAAAGATTTCGGGAAGAGTATCGGAGAATAAAATATATCCTTCCGTATGCAAGGCCTGCGAGGAAAGAGGCGATTGAAACGAAGCTGTCAAATCTGCAGGATAGAATATTGAGATTCTGCTATTATGTTCCCATGAACTTGAAAAAAATAATCACGAATATGAGCGGTTACCAGCCGCAGACGATAAGGAATAACATCAATGATTTATGCACGTTCGGATATCTTGCGAGGAAGAGGAGAGGCAAGGATGCGTTTTACGTTACGACAGACAACGGAAGAAATGTTCTGGAAGGAAAAGAGATTGTGCAATCGGTACAGGAGATGGGCTCCGGAGAGCCTGATCAGATTATGCTTACTAACTTTACAGGTAGTAAGGAAATGAAACGATAAAGCGTATTGCTAAATTAAAATATTACATTCAAGTGCAAGACGACTTTCCGAAGGTAACTGTGACGAACAGCGAGGATAGGAGACAACTGATAAGACAAACAGTAATGCCGCATGTTGGAATCAGTAGTAGTAGTAGTTAAGTTTTATTGGCGATAGTGACGGTCTGTTGAGTGTGACGCTCGTCGATGTAGGAGAGTACCTAGTGGCAGGGCTATCGACGATAATAAATAAAATAGATAGTCGTGGTCGTCGGGAAAAGTTAACTACTACTACTTTCCTTATAACTGAGAAAATAATCACGGTGTCATAATGAGAAATAATAAACCTGGGATAATCGAGAGGATAAAGATTTATTTCACGCTGAGGGCTCTCAGGAAAAGTTGCGAGAGGTATGCTCATGATTAAAGACTTGATAGACACTTCCCAAGGCTTCCACAAATTCGGGTGCGTGAGGATACATGCGGAGACCAAGGAGCATTTCCTGGCAAAGTGCTCGAAGGCGTGGGACATTCACAAACTTGGTCACAAGGTCGGAAGTGAAATCAAACTGCAAAAAGGCGGAATAGCTGACTTGATGGACATGACCACAGGAGAGATATTCGAGTACGAGAAGAATAAAAAAATTGACAAAAAACGCGGAGAGAGGATTCAATTATGATTAATATTTGGACGGAGTGGTTTGTATTCCCAATGGCGATATTGGTAGCGGCCTAGCAATGGCACACATGCAGGCGATGAAGAAAAAAACATACGTGACATGGAGAAGATTTTTCGTCTACCTGCTCGGCGGGAAGTGCAACAAGTGCGACGCAGTGGAAAATTTGGAAATAGACCACATCGTGCCGGTGGAGAATAATGCGATGTCCGGAGCTGGCAGAGATGCAAGGCTGACCGATTGGAAGGAGCAGTACATGAAAAATAATCTGCAGCTGCTGTGCAAAGAGCACAACCTGGACAAGAGAGAATTCAAAAATAAAAAAACAAACGGAGGAGAGAAAATGTCTGACGAATTGAGTTTTGAGGGAACGCTGGCGAGCATGGACGAGAGAGTATCTGAGAGGACGCAGTCAACATACGGAGTCGTAAAATTCAAGGAGCAGGAGCAGTCATTCAGCATCTTTGACACGAAACTGATAGAAAAAGTGCGCGGCAAGGAAGGAAAGAAATTGACAATCAAGTACAAAAAATCTCTGGACGGGAAGTACAACAACGTCTCAGAAGTCATCGAGGGCGAAGAAACGCTGGGAGCATTGATAAAGGATACGTCTCTGATGGCGCTGGACATAGTTTTGAAAGTAAACAGCATAAATAACAATCTCGAAAAAATGAAGGCCTTCATGCCAAAGGAATAAACGATAGCTTTAAAAAGAAAATGCTGATTGCGTTTCGAGAGTGAAAAAGGCTCTTTGGTATGGATTAGAAGCGAAGAGAAGGTTTGAAAAAGGAGTGATTTTGTGAAAAGTGAAGTAGTTTTTAAAATAAGCGAGAAGGTAAGCCTGCCTAGAGTGAGTGTGACCTGGGTTAATTCTTTCCTGGCTAAACGCGGTGCGGGCAAAACTTACGCAGCTGCAGATCTGGCAGAAGAGATGCTCAAGAATCAGATACCGATTGTCGTCATAGACGGCATGGGCATCTGGTGGGGACTGCGTGTAGGCAAGGACGGTACGGGAGATGGGTTACCAATTGTAGTTTTTGGCGGAGAGCATGCGGATATTCCTTTAGATCCATTAAAATCAAAACAGGTAGCGAAAGCGATCGTTGAGACAAATATTTCTGCGGTCATAGACTTGTCAGGATTTTCTAAAGCAGTAGCAAGAAGAATAGTTGCCGAGTTCCTAGACGAACTCTACAAAATAAACAGATTAGAACGCCATGTCTTTATCGAGGAAGCTGACTTGTGGGCGCCACAGAGAGTCATAGGTATAGAACAGATTCAATGTTTAGGAGCAATGGATAACTTTGTAAGGCGCGGTGGAAATAAAAATCTTGGTTGCTCATTGATAACCCAGCGTTCAGCAGTTCTAAACAAAGATTTGCTGACGCAATCCGACTGTCTGATAATTCTAAGAACACTCGCTCCGCAGGATAAGAAAGCCATTCAAGCATGGGTAGAAGAACAGACCGACGAAGGTAAAAAAGCTTTGAAGGAATGGTATGACACTTTAAATTCTTTGAAGAACGGCGAGGCATGGGTCTGGCATCCGGAGAGTCCAAAGATATTCAAAAAAATAATGTTCCGCAAGAGAGAAACTTTTCACGCTACGAGAATGTTCCTATTGAGTCCGAAGGCCGCGAACATAAAGCTGATGGACGTCGGCGAGTTCATAACAAAATTCAAGGACAAGTTCGAGCCGAAGAAGGAGTTACCTAAAGTTACTAAAAGTTACCAAGAGTTACCTACAAAGTTACCTACAAAGTTACCAGAAAAGTCAAAGCCTCAATCACCATTAATCAAAGAAGCAATATCAAGTTGCAAGTTAGATGGAGAAACACAAAGCATTGAAGATATGAAAGAAATAACAGTCAGAAAAACAGAACCGATAATAATCTTAGAAAAATTGAGACCGACTATAAATGTTTTCTCTGAGCCATCGACAGCTCTTGGAAAGCTCGTTGTCATTTTGAAAGCTGCTTTAGGTAAAAGGAACGACCAATGGACAAAAGTATCCATAAAGAAAAAGATAGAGGAGCATGCTTGGTCTGCGGATGGAATGGAGCATGAGATAGAAAGGCTCATCCAATGGGAGATCCTTACATGGCAGACTAGCGGCAAACTGAAATTCTGGCCCGACCGCGTACGCGTTGTCGAGAAACCAGTGGAATATAATGAAAATGTATAAAATTAAGGCGAGGTAAAAAATATGAAAAAGATAAAAGTTGTTTTGAGCGGACTGACTCCGCTGTTGATGCACAACGTAGAGAGCATGATGAGCTCGCAGGCAGACGAGGGAAGGGCGAGCATGAAAAAGTATGATCCGATAGAGGAAGCCAGGAAGAGCGCATATACGACGGAGATCAAGGGCAAGACAGTCTTGTGCGTTCCGAACAGGTGCGTTTACGGAATGATATTGAGGTCAGCATCGTACTTCAAGGTGAAGGGAAGGAACGTGCAGTCTACGATTGCAGGAGCGATTGACGTGACTCCGGAGAACATACCATTGACGCTCGGAAGCAAGTTCATAACGGATTATGTCATAGACAAGAGGAGCGTCGTCGTGCAGAAGGCAAGAATCATCAGATGCAGGCCGAGGATTGACAAGTGGGAGCTGGGATTCGAATTAGTATACAACGAGGACTACATAGCTGACGACAAACTTTTGAAAAAGATAATAATAGACGGCGGAATAAAAGTCGGACTCTTGAATTTCAGGCCTGAGAAGAAAGGGACGTTCGGCAAGTTCGAAATAAAATCATGGGGATAATGCTTAGGCATAGTCTGGCATGGCGGAGCAAGGCGCAGCGTGGCCCGGTCCGGTGAGGCAAGGCGAGGAAATTATATTTATGTTTCAGGGTGGGGCTGTGCATGGCAGAGTAAAGTTGGGCAATGCTTGGCTGGGCGGAGCACGGTATAGCGAGGCATGGATAATTTTTATGCTCATGGCAGAGTGACGCTGTGCTCGGCGCGGCGAGGTTAAGCGGAGCTAGGTTTGGTTCGGCAGTGTAAGGCAAGGCAATTCGAGGCGAGGAATAATTTTTATGTTCAAGGTCAGGTTAGGTCAGGTAAAGCAGGGTTCGCCAAGGCGTGGCGATGCACGGTAACGTAAGGCGAGGATTTTAATTTTATATTTATGGCGATGCACGGTGATGTGACGCTTGGCGAGGTCCGGCAATGCGAGGTTAGGCGAGGAATATTATTTATGATTCAAGGCTGGGCGGTGCAACGTTCGGTAGCGTAAGGCGATGTATGGTGAGGCAAGGTAACGTAAGGTAAGGTTTTAATCATGACTGAGGAAAGATTGATAAACATAAAGGATATCGAGATTTTAGAAGACATGTATCCGAGAAGTACTCATAGCATTATGACGGTAGAGGAATACGCGGAAGCGATGAAGCGTGGTGCTAAGTTTCCTCCGATAGAAGTGGCTCAGAGCAGCACCGGCGTGGGCAAGAAATACATTCTTATCGACGGCAGGCACAGGATAGACGCCCGCGAGATGAACGGCGAGACGCACGTGCAGGCGAAGGTCCACAAGAATCTTTCCGAGAAGGATATCTACATCATGTCTGTCGAGTTGAACTCGAAGCATGGAGTAAAGTTAACAAGAAATGACAAGCTAGAAAAGATAATACCGAAGCTCATGGAACTGAAAGTCGAGGCGGCGAAGATCTCGGAACTGACCAATATCCCTGCTATCGATTTCAAGAATGTCAAGATAAATTCTGTGCGATATGAACCTCAACCGGGTCCGCAAACGCAGGAAACCCCGCAGGGCATTGACAGGAGCGAGAGGTGGGCGAAGATAAAGGGCATGAAAAAAGGATCCTTTGATGTAACCATCAAGGACGCCAAGGGAGGCGTAATTCTCAAGACGGACAAGACGCATACATTAGACACACTCAAGCAATTCATAGGACGCAAATTCTTAATGCGCGTGGAGTCCGGGAACATAATGTTGCAGGAGGCCGATTGAGAATGCCTTATGTTCCGAAGCTGCGCAGAATAAAGGTCCGATGCAATAAGTGCAACAGCGTGCCGCAGGCGGTCGAGAGCGTAACCCAGAAGACCAGGCGATGCGCGTTCTGTTCGCACGTGATTGATGTTCAGAAAAATATCGTAAAAAAGGAGGTTTGGTAAAAATGAATAAAAATGTAATATGCCCGGACTGCGGGCTTAACACCGGACACGGAAGGGGAGCCAAGGGAGCGATGGCGACTCACAGAAGATTCGCTCACGGTAAGCACTCGCTAACAAGAGACAAGAAGTTCGTGAGCAAGGAAGACCATGAGAAAGGACGCAAGAGAAAGACACCTGGCAAACAATACAAGAAGAGGCCGAAGTGATCACATGGGAATATTTGATTTTTTGAAGAGCGGAGCAAAGTGCAGCGTATGCGGAAATAAGAATCAGTTGCACAGAAAAGAACCGCCGGTGTGCGAGAAGTGCTACTGGCATTGGTACATAAAACAAATCAGAGGGAACACAGGCCTTGTGATAGAGAGGAGCTCGAAATGAACGAGGCTGCAATCGAAGCCGCGATAAGAACGCTGGGCAGGGAAGCAACCGACATAAAAAACATAACTCTAGAGCAGAGCGGCATACTGCGGAGAATAGTCGACCACGAGGACAGGCTGATAAACATCTTAGAAAAAATCTTGAAGGGATGACATGCCTAACAGAATAAGCAAAGAGTGCAAGTATTTCAAAATATGCAAAGACAAAAGCTGCGTCAGGGAATTTCACTCGCTATACGGAAGAAAGATACCCAAGAAGGCGACAATCATATGGAGCATAGAACTTTGTTATGCCTTGAAAGAATTAGAAAAGGCAGGTCTGATTAAATATGCCTAACAGCAGACGCATAGGTTACGGCTTCGAGTGCCGAGTTAGAAAGCATTTCCAGAAATTAGGCTATATGGTCATACGCCAGGGCAGGAGCAGGTTTCCAGACCTTGTTATGATCAAACCTGGCGAGACGTTCTTCTGCGAATGCAAGGTAAACAAATATCTGAGCATGGAGGAGAAGGCGGAAGCCAAAAAAATAATCGAGTTCGGGATACCGTTCAGAGTAGCTTACAGGAAAAACAGGAAGCTACTATTTTACGAAATAAAAAAGGAGGAACGTAAATGTTAAAAGAAAGATTCAGAGTAGAGAAGGAAGGCGAGGGATACAGGATAGTGCAGCACACGATAGACACAAGAACAGCAGCCTTTATGAAGAAAATATATGATGAGATAAAAGTCAAGAGGGACCAGTTGAAGCAGCAGATAGACGCAATACCTCAGAAGCACGAATTCCTAGACAAGCAAAAAGTGGACATGGAAGAGAACTTAAAAACCCTGGATATGCGGCTAGGAAAGATACAGCCATTCTTAACAGAGATAGCAGAAAAGGTAAAGAAAGAGGAAGAGAAGGTCAAAGAAGAGTTAGCTAAGAAAGAAGCGGAAGCAAAGAAGGGCAACGAAGCAGCAATAAAGCCGGCCATGGACATACCAACAGAGCCGGAGCCGAAAGAAGAACAGGAATAGAATAGCATGTCGCACGATATAGGGCCCCTGGAGTGTCCCTTTTGCAATACTGTCTTTCTGACCAGCGTGAGCCCCAGGACCAGGAAGCTGAGGACGTGCACAAGATGTCATAGGCAGTTTTTCTACTTCAAGGGCATGTACTTCATATCGAAAAAGGACGTGCACGGCTTGAAGAAAGAACTGGTATATGAAAAGCTTTTAAAAAAGAAGTAGGCTTATAAATCGAGCTTGGACAATTCTAAAGCAGTAAAGAAAGAGACAGAGAGTGCAGTAAAAGGTCAGTAAGATGAAAAGTAGGATTAGTGCTTCTGAGTGATATTGATACAGCTACCTCTAGGTACCTGAATCAACCACTGTTTAGATAAATCCGGTAGGATTGAAAGCCTACGTCTAGACGGCCAAGTTGCAGGATATGATAAGCATGCCATTCAAGAGCAATGAAAATTTGGTGGAAGAATTGAAGCCGAAGAAGACTCCGAGAAAGGTAATCATAAGAAGGGCTAACCTTAGAATGATTCTGATGCGCGGATATCATACCAGGGAGGAGCTGGTAAAGAGGTTGAATGTCAGCAGCGCGACGATATCGAGGGACATGGAAGTCGTGCAAAAGGAATTAGAAGAAGAATTGAAAAAAGAGGACATGATAAAATTACTGAACGACTTCAAACTGCAGAACCAGGGAGCTTATGAGGAGGCATGGAAATTATTCGAGAAGACAAAGCATCCAAATGCGAAGATAGGAGCTCTGCGTCTGATACATGACTTCCAGAACGACAAGATAAAAATTTTGCAGTCTCTGGGGATAATCAGGGAGGTCGCACCGTTGGAAAGAAGAGCAATAGAGATTTCATTCGTACGTCCAGAATGGCTGAAGACAAAGCCGCCGGAGAGTGATAAAAACGGAAGCAATGAACCAGGGACAAATGGAACGGATAAAAACAATATTGAACTACCGCCCGTGGAGCCCGCAGGAGAAGTTTCACAATAGCCTGGCAAAATTCAGGGGATTCATCGGCGGTCTTGGAAGTGGAAAAACATTGTGCGGCGCAGTGGAATCTATCATAACAGCTCTGGATTACAAAGGAAGCTTGGGAGTCATACTGGCGCCCACATATCGTATGTTGTGCGATTCAACTATAAGGACATTTCTGGAAATATGCCCGCATGATCTGATAGAAAGGTATAACAGATCCGAACAGCACATGACATTGATAGACGGCTCGGAAATACTATTCAGGCCTGGCGACGATGCAGCTTCAATAGATCACTTGAGAAATATAAACGTCGACTGGTTCTGGATGGACGAGGGCTCGATGTTTCTAAGATATGCATGGCAGATATTGATCGGTAGGCTGAGAGGGCAGACCGGGCCGAGAAGAGGCTGGGTGACCACTACACCTAAGGGCTACGGATGGACATGGGAGAAGTTCGTAAGCAAGGCGACCAAGGATTATTTTTACATAACGGCGAGCTCGCTTGACAATCCCTACCTGCCGGAAGACTATAAGAAATCTTTATTGGAAGAATATACCGGAGTCTTCGCAAGGCAGGAAATATACGGCCAGTTCGTAGGGTTCGAGGGATGCGTCTATCCAGAATTTAACAGGGCAATTCACGTCATCGATACTTCACAACATAAGTTCGAAGCTATACTTGCTGGCGTTGATTTCGGGTTCACCAATCCATCAGTAATTTTAAAGATAGGAATAGACTATGACGGACGAATCTACGTTTTGGACGAATTTTACGAAAGGCATGTGACGGATTCTGCACTCGCCGAATATGCAAAGAATAATTTCAAAGATGTTGAGTTCTTTATAGCGGACAGTGAAAACCCCAGCGCAATTCAGGAGTTTAAAAATCTAGATATGGAATGCAAGGGTGTAAAGAAGCAGGTCGCGGAGCCTAGGGAAACTTTTGTTATATCGGGCATCAAGAGGATAAGTAATTTGCTAATAGTAAGAGGCGATGGGCGTCCGCGTCTTTATGTCGACCAGAAGTGCGTCAATACGATAATGGAATTCGAGAACTACAGGTATCCAGAAAAGACGGAAGAAACTCCACAGAAAGAGTTGCCTATAAAAATGTTCGACCACTGCCTTGTTGGTGATACACTTGTTGAGACAATCAAAGGATCTAAGAAAATAAAGGATATAAAGCTAGGAGAAGATGTACTGACAAGAAAAGGATATAGAAAAGTTCTAAAAAGCGGGGTTACAATACAGAATGCAAAACTTTGTGAAGTAAGAATGTCTAATGGAAAGTTTTTGATAGGAACGCCCGACCACAGGGTTTGGGCAAATGACAAAGGCTTTATTCCTATGGATTCACTGCGATACAAATATAAATTGAACAGTATCAATGAGAATGCATGGATAGAGAAGAAATCACCGTTGACGGAATCATATTCAGAAGATATGACAAAAGCAAATATTTTAAGCCGCAGACAAAGTACATCCTCAAAGGGCTTCATAGCCTTCATCAGTACGTGTGGGAAAAGAATTTTGGAAAGGTTTCTGCTGGGTTTGAATTGCATCACAAGGACGGCAACAAAGCTAATAACAGCATTGAAAATCTCGAATGCGTTGAAATCAGAAAGCACAAGTCAATGCATGGAGGAGTATGCAGCGCCAGAAAGAGAGAACATCTCGACAGCATCAGAATCCTTACAAAAAAATGGCACGCATCAGAAGCAGGCATCAGATGGCACAGAAGGCATGGAATTGATTGTTGGAAAAAAAGAAAGCCTATCAAGAAAAAATGTTATAACTGCGGCAACAGGTTCAATGACATCACAAGAAGAGACAACGCGCGATTCTGCTCTAACAACTGCAAGAGCAGCTACAGACGATGGTGTATTCGTACTTTCGGTACGACAACTGGAACGAAGAGAAGATGTATATGATATTACTGTAGAAGGATGTCACGAATTCTATGCTAATGACGTTCTTGTTCATAATAGTATGGACGCGTTGCGTTATGTGATTACAACTTTGGGCGAAGAATTTGACAAGATAATATTCTTAGAGGGAGAGAATGAAGAGAAAAAATAAAAAGCGAGTCATAAAATTGGATTCCGAAAAATGCAAAAGCTTAACGGAGTATGAAAAATGTTCGAAGTAGTAGGAATAACAAAAGAGATTCTTAGAAAGGCAAAGATAGTTCAGGTAATAAAGTTCGAACCTACACCGAAAACAGTTTACATTGATATGGTTTACGTTGATCACGGAAGGCACGAAGGCAGAGTAAGCTGGGATAGATCAATAAACCCGATGGTAGACTTGATAAACGCCTTGTGGTGCGAATGTTATATTTGCAGTTCGATTAGAATTAACACGAAGGAGTTCTGCAGGCTCAAGCTTCGCGCTGCGCAGGAACTTATCAAGCGGGGATTCTGGCCCAAGGAAGTGGAGAGGTATCTTTATGGAGAATGAAAAAAGCAAGGTAAGGCAGGCTATAGATAATCTGATAAGTGGAGCTATAATCTGGCTGCATGGAGAACTCGAGGAGAAACCTGACTCACAGCCGCCTCTATATACGAAGGAAGAGAAGGACGAGATGTTCAAGATAAAGAAAGACATCGAAAAGTTTCCCAAGCGTTCTGACGAGTAGAAATATAAATCGAGTTTAGACAAGTTGGTATTAGATTAGTTAAGGAGAGAATGAGTATGAGTAAGTTTGCGCCATTATTGGATTTGCTGGATTTTGAGAACTCAGAAATAAAGAAGAGAGAATACACCGGAAACACGAGGCCGTTTATGGATCAGTTCGTGGCAGTGGTCAAGTTAAACCTGCCTAAGCTGAATCCGCAGTGCGAGAGCTGCATGTCTTGCGATGTGATCACGACGCAGGGAAAGATCGACGAGCTGGGCGTCGGAGGGTACGCTTCGAACCAACAGGACACGGAAATCACAGACGAACACGGCAAGAAAATAAAAATAGGATTGAAGCAGATAACTCACAACCCGGTAGCCGGAGTGAAGTTAAGGGAACCCAGGACTATAATCATGGGATGCGGGCAGGTTTTCTGCTGCAGGAACAAAAAGAATACAGGTGCGTTTTTCTTGAGCGGCAAGGACGTGCCGTGTGGCGGATCTGAGTTCAAAGAAAAAGTCAAACCCAAGACAAAATAAAAAATAACTGGATGTTTTTAAAATGCCCACTTTAAGACAAAGATTATCAGCCTTTATGAGCCCCTCTAGTATTAATGAGAGTGCTCTATTCGCGCAGCTGACGCCGGTATACGCGGACACGGGCAGGCGCGCGCTTATGCCCGAATGGTATTTCCAGGCTCCGTATGGCCAGCCCAGGAGCATAAACATAGTTGATCTTAGGGACCTGGCAAAACAGCCGTTCATACATCTTTGCCTTAAAACTATAATTGATGATTTCGCAACAACGCCTTACGACATAGTGCCGAAGGATTCTCACGCTTTTGACCAGGCGCACATAGACAAGATAAAGAAATTCATTGAAGTGCCAAATCAAAACAAGGAAACGCTATCGGACCTTATGCGACAGTGGGCCTATGACGTCCTGACAGTTGATGCCGGCGTTCTTGTAAAAGTTTTCTCCGAGGACAGCTACGAAGAGAAACCAGGACAATATAACACGCTGCAGTATGAGTATTACCAGCGCGGCATAAGAGAGAATGAAGTTAAAATATCGAAGGAAGTTGAAATTTCTAAAGGTATAGTCGGAAAGGACGGTAAGATAGAAAAGGGATTCAGACCGTTGAAGGAATTCGGCCAAAGAACACTGTTAGAATTATATTGCCGTGACGGATCTACATTCTTAGCGGATGGAGATTACACAGGATTCGTTCATAGATATTTCCAATATAGTTTTAAATTGCCAAGAAGAGCACCTGCAGTTTTTGACAGGGACGAAATAGTCTATACGATGATGAGCCCTAGGTCTTATTCTTTTTACGGATGGTCGCCGGTGCAATCGCTGGAAGACATAATCAGGACATTGAAGGAAGCCGTCATTTATAGTTTAACAGGCTTGACAGAGAAGGGAATACCCGAAGGAATCATTTCAATGCTGGACATGTCCAAGACCGAGCAAGACAGGCTACAGGCATACTGGCAAAAAGAAGTTATGGGCAAACATCACAAGTTTGCCGTAGTAAACAGGAAGGCGGAATTTGTAAACCTGCAAGTAACCGCTAGGGACATGGAGTACCTGGCTACGCAGCAATGGTTTATCAGATTGGTTATGGCCATTTTTAATATTGACATACCGGTTCTAAGCCTTAGAGGCGAGGCACCGAAGGCCGGATCACTGGCTATCCTCAGAAGAGAAAGAATGAAAGCTATACTGCCCTTGCTGCAGCTGTTCGAGTACGAGATGAACGCCGGAGTTCTTGCTGAGTTTGAGTACGATGATGTCAGATTTGAATTTCAGACTTATGATCTCGAGGAGGACAAACTAAAAAGGGACATGGATATAGCGGATGTAAACGCCGGCATACTTTCTATCAACGAGGTAAGAACTCAAAACAGGGGGATGGATCCTGTAGCGTGGGGAGACGAGCCGTTCAATCCTATTCTAAACACGATGCAGACCGGAGGATTTCCAGCCACATCGATGCCAAAATCATTAGAAAAAAATCCTACTCTGGAAGAGTTTAAGAAAATAATAACGCAGGTGGCTAAGTAATGCCTGTTATCCCTTGGATTTTGAACGGTTTGATTTATGACATTGACGGATCCACAGCGTTGGCCGGAGCAAACATAAAAGTGATAAATCTAAACACATTGGAAATATTGACGGCGACAAGCGCGGCGGACGGCAGCTACACAGTTACGTTCACTTCTTACACAAACAATGATATTCTTTTTATCGAGGCTAGGAAAACAATAGCAACAGACCTAGAGAAGATAGGAACAAACAACACAACGATAGATACGGGGTTGCCTGGCAAAAATGTCAACGTGACTGTTAACAGACTTGCTGACAAGAAACTTGAAACAATTATTTTTAGAACGCCCATACAGGAAAGAGAGGACAGGATATTTTCTCCGCAGTTCAATGCTTTAAGAGTTCTGCCTACTGGATTTGATACAAAACAGACAACGCTTACCAGGGATGTAAACAATTTTGTAAGTGAGATAGACGAGAATGACGGTCTGCACATTAAGATTTCATCGTTTACCAGGGACGCCAACAATCTGGTTATCAATGTTGCGGAGAGGATTAAATGAGCCTAGCAGAACATATGGTTGATCATATAAAACTTGGATTGGACTTTAGGTTTCCTGCAGAAGGCAATACTTATTTCAAAGTATCGGGCACCGGAGCAAGCAGCAAGGTAGAACTTTACATTGACGGCGTAATAGCCAATGAGTGGACCAAACCGTGAAAATAAAATATAGTTTTGAAGCGCATTTATGGATTCTTCTAATTGTAGGAATAACTTTAATTATTCTATCAGCGACAGGAGTTATTGCCACACAGACCATTTTCGACAACGTTAACATAACAAAGAACTTGACGGTGATGGGACTAAATGTCGCAAGTTGCGATGTAAAAACTTATACGAACGGAACGCTTTACTGCGGCACTGACGCAACGGGGGCAGGGGGCGGAGGCGCTAATGTTTCTACGACCACATGCTCGGGGACGCAGAAGGTAAGCGCAGTAAACAACGCCACAGGAGTTGTGACATGCTCTGCTGATACCGATACAGACACGTTCAATACGACAGCAGAAATGAGAACGGCGATAAACAACACGCCCGGGACGTTCAACATGACGGTTAACAATTCTGTTTACTTCAATGGCTACGCCACTTCTTATTTCCAGAACGGAACTGAGCTTTTTAACACGAGCGCTCAGATATGGGCGGTAATTGATAACAGCACATTTCATAAATTCTCGCAGACGATTACCTGGGGAAATCTTAGCAGCTGGTCGTTGAACAACGCCTGGACAGGATCACTCGGAGGCGGAAACATAACGTCAGGCACGATTTCAACAACTCAGATTACAGACGGCACGATAGCTACTGCTGATCTCGCTAGCGGCTTCGCTATCAATTTTGGTAACATAAGCGCAGGTTGGGATTTGAATAAGGCATGGACAAATACATTGGGATGGGGAAACGTTTCAGGCAGATCATTAGGTATTGCGTGGACAGGTTCGTTGGGAGCCGGGAACATAACATCCGGAACGATAACGGCTACACAACTTGCATCAACGTTCGCCATCAATTTAGGAAATATCACGGACGTCGCCAACTGCACGGTGGCGCAGAAGGTTATAGGAAAGGTAGCCGGCGCCTGGGTATGCGGAACTGATCTATTTAATACAACAGAAGAAATGCAGGACGCGGCCGGAGCACTTTTAGGAGGCACGGAGACTTTGATAACAGTTACTTATGATGATGCGAACGGTGATATAGATTTTGTTGTAAACAATGATTTACATTCTTATTCCTGGACCAACGTTGTTGACGCTGACATAACAAACACACTGACGGCTTCTAACTTAGTAGCTGGAGCGAACGTTGATATAGGAGCATGGGAGTTGAGAGCCTCAACTTTCCAAAGCGATGTAGCGGCCGGTACAGCGCCTTTCATCGTGGCTTCCGCAACTCAGGTAGCAAATCTAAACGTTAGTTATGCTGGAACGGCTTATGATCTAACATGCACGGATTGTATAGGAGGAACTGAAATAACGGTTTTAACAGACGCAGATGTAAACGATGCGATAACGATAGCCGGTGCGGTATGGGTTAATTCAACGACAGGCATGAACACGACCAAAATTTACGCACCTCTGATATGTGGCGATCAGGCGTGCTTACATAATATGACTTATAATGGCACTCAGTGGACAATTTACGGGTGATGGTCTTGGTTACCAGGAGGCTGACAAAAAAAAGACTTTGGATATTTGCGACTACGATAACTCTTGGAGCGTTGATGCTTTATCTGGAATCGCAGGGAGTTCCTACTTCTCATTCTGGTGACATGATTTGCGGTGGTGATAAGACGTGTTATGGTTATTTCAATTTCACCGTCCCTGCGAAGGTGACCAACTATCTTGGAGAGGTTACGAACATCACGGCGTTATGCTTTGGAAACAATCTGAGAGTGGTTCTTACTAATCCTGAAAAAGTGAACGGTCTCGGTCTCTACAAGGCTGATAAGAGATACAGGGCGGATAATCCGGCCCGATGGAAACCTTTCAATTTCACAGGTTCTTGCATACCAACGGGCGAGAACGAGTTTATGATCAATGCTACGAAGGATTTGTACTCGATTGTGAAGTGGGCAATAGAGGGGACGGACATCGATCCGAAGTGGATAGGAGAGAACGTTTCCGCAATCACAACTTATGATTACAATTCAGTCACAGAATGCATAGGAAAAACATGCACAGCAACAATCGGTGGAAGTTACGCCTATGATAATGGGCAATGGAAATCAATAGACGAAGCAAAATCTTTAAAGAACTCGAGTGTGAAATGCAGTGTAAAATCCGATGGGATGAATATCGCTAACTGCCTCGATTGGAACACCACTTCTATAACTGTTAATTTATCTAATAAGAACATTTTGAGTATCGTCTCCATACCGATAAAGGTCTATGCACCCAATGTTACTAAGAATGTTTCAGAACTTACAGGCGACTATAAGAAGGATTATCTAATCAAGAGTTCTGCTAATTTAAGTTTCCTATCTAAGAATGATGTAAAGACTCGGGTGATTCCTTTTGCTTTGGGCGACATCTTGGAGTTTGGAGAGAACTCGACCACGATAACGCTGAATTATACAACAGGGAAAGGTTATGTATTTAATAATACACAATCAGCAACTTGGAATGATATCCATGATGCTACAGGTGGTACGAGTGCTTCAACATCCTACCTTTTTGTAGGATGCAGATGGGATACTATATATACTCGTAGTATAAGTAGGGGGTTTATTCCACTGAATTCGTCAATTATTCCAGATGATGCAGTTTTATTGAATGTAACATTTAGCTTTTATATTGATATTGTAACTAATACAGCTAATGATGGGAGTGATTATATTGCTCTTGTTGGTCCGACAACGCAAGCCAGTTTCTCAACATTGGGAGTTGATGATTACGACCAATGTGGTAGTGTTAATAGTCCTACAATTTATTCAAATAAAATCGATATTTCAACGATTAGTGTAAATAATTGGTATATGCTGATTGTAAATTCATCAAATCTATCTTTTATAAATAAGACAGGAATAACACCATTTGGAATAAGAGAGGGGCATGATATTGATGATGTTGCGATGACGGGCAATATCAATCAAATCACTACGGTTGAAAATGCGAGTTTTTATTCTTATTTTAACATTACTTATTATGTTCCTGGGCCAGACATAACCCCACCTACATATTCGGACAATTCAACAAATTACACTGGAGCAGGAAAACCCATTGAGTTTAGACTGAAATGGAATGATACAGATGATGGATTAGGTGATGCTGGTTTAAGCAAAGCAATAACTTCTTTATGGAATGGTTCAGCTTGGGTTAATGCTTCTTCATGGTGTTCTTTGTCGGGAACTTCATATTGGTGCAATCAGACTTTGATAGTTAATGAAACTCCCCAAACTCTTTGGTGGAAGCAATATGCTAACGATTCTTCTAATAACTGGGCAACATCAGAGAATTTTAGTTTGATTACAACTGATGTAGATGCACCGACATATTCTCAAAATTCTACAAACTCGACTCTGGCAGGAACGCCTGTCCAGCATGATTTGTATTGGACTGATAATGTAGCTTTGAGCGGCTATGTCTTCAGCTTCTGCAACGGAACGTTCAGTAACACCTCGACCTACAGCACAGGACTTCTGAGCCCTTCGGCGAACTCCACGCTGAAAGGCAAGGGATGGCAGACAGCGGCCAACGCCTATGCGCGCGACACCAGCTACGCCTGGGCGAACGGAAACAGGACGCAGAACACCAACGCGACAAACTACAGCGGCTTCAGCGCGGGCGTGCCGTCGGGTGCGACCATCCTCGGAATACAGCTCTATATCCGCGCCAACTGCTCATCGACGACTGGGGTCAACACCGTCTACGCCTCGGTGAGCAACGACAGCGGAACTACCTGGTCAGCTCCATTTGATACGGGCGACTTGGGAAGCTTCGCCTGGGGCAACTCGACGTCGAGCCTGTGGGGCCTGACGTGGGATTCGACGGCCGCGAACAACATCATGGTCAATGTGACCGCTAATGCCACGGCCGTCACAAGGAGGATGTTCCTCGACTGGGTGGCCGTGAACATAACCTATAGCAATGCGACCAGCTATGACTGTGACGGCTCTGCGGCGAGCATGGTCAACGACACTTGGACGGGGATGACAGGAGCTGGAAACTGGTCCAACGTCACGAAGGTCGTTGACTCGGCAGCGGGCGATACAGTCTACTGGTGCGTCTACGCCAACGACACGTCTAACAACTGGAACGGAACGTCTTGTGTTAGTTCATTCAATTATTTGACGACGTCCGCAGGGAACACTTGCAGCTGCGCGAGCATACAGGCCGGAACGCCTATAAACTGCGCGGAGAACTGCGACATAGGGGCGTGCGACGTGGGGGGCATCGCTGTCACTTTCATAAACACGGGGACGATAACAACTTCCGGGGACGTGACGAACATCTTAAGGACAACGTGGGCCTCTGGCTGCAAAGTAATTATTGGGAGCGGAAAACGTTATGGGTAATTAGAATGATGTATAGAAAAGGTCAATTTAAAAAAGGAAATCCGATAGGAAAAGAGACACGATTTACAAGAGGACATACTGTTTACAATAAAGGAACAAAAGGATTAATTAAACATTCTGAAAAAACAAGAAAGAAAATGTCTGAAAATTATAAATATCATGTTCCTAAGAATAGTTTTAAGAAAGGTCATATTCCTTGGTGCAAAGGAATTAAAGGATTAATCAAACCAAATAAAGGTTCATTTAAAATAGGTCAGAATACTGGAAATGAACATCCGCTTTGGAAGGGCGGTATAACTCCTTTAATGACGTCTATAAGGCACTCTTTCAAATATCGTCAGTGGATTTCTGATGTTTTCACAAGAGATAACTACACATGCCAAGAATGTAATAAGCGAGGAGGAACTCTCAATGCTCATCACATTAAGGAGTTTTCTAAGATAATAGAAGAGAACAAGATAACAGCATTAGAGCAGGCGTTGAACTGCGAGGAACTTTGGAACATCAACAATGGCAAGACGCTCTGCGAGAAGTGTCACAATAAAACCAAGGGCAAAAGATGGGGATGATTAAATGGATAAGAAAAGTTTAACTATAGTGATACTCTCGGTAGCATTGGTTGCGGTGTTGATTTATTTTGTTGCAGGTAACGCATGGACAAACTTTTATAACAGTTGCAGGCAAGAAGGATCTAACAACGCGCTGCAGAGCATGGTACAGATAATAAATTCAACAAAGCAGCCGATAGATATTAAAGTTGGAAATGAAGAACTAATATGCAGCACTAGAAAATTAATAGGTGGGTAAAAGTGAGTCTTATACGATTAGATTTCGATACTTTTATAGAATGCGAGAATGCTTGGAAGCTCAAACCGCTATATATGGAGGCATCAGAATCTTTCAGGATGTTCATGCTTATGGAGGCTCAGGTATTCTCTACTGAGATAACTTTCGAAGAAGTTCGTTCTAGGTTCGGCAACTCACCGATGGTTCTTAATCTGTTCAGGAGCACGTACATACGCGACGCAATAAGAATAAATTCTATTGATACCGAGAGTAGCTCTATATCAAAAGATATCAAAGTCGACGCATCCGAGTTGAAAACCGTCCTGGACGGATTCTTAAACGATTTCAAAAAGTTCACGCTCACCTCAACTGGCGGACAGGGGACTGCTGGATACGCGATGATCCCAGTACGCCTTGGGTCTGGAAAGATAAGACGCTGCGAGAGCTGCGGAAACATTCTACTCAGCGGTGAGACGTCCTGCCCGTCTTGCGGATCTGAAAGACTAACAGGAAAGGACGCGGAGATGGAACTGAAAAAGTTTGTCGGTTGGGATTTCATAGGCGATATTGCATATATGTTGAAATTTTTAGAGACTTATGATTTTAGTCGTATAACAACATTGGACACAAAACAAAAAAAGACATTAAAGCAGATGTTGATAGACAGTATTACTCAAGGGTGGACGTTGAATAAACTTGAGAACGAGATAGAAATAGTTACCGAAGATGAGGATAGTGCGAGATTGATAGCAAGAACAGAGATAATGGTTATTGCAAACCAAGGCGCGATATTGCATTATGAAGATAAAGGGATTGAAAAAGTTCGTTGGCTTGCAGTTCCTTCCGCACCGGGTGGACGCACATGCGACAGGTGTCTTGCTCTTAACGGCAAGGAATTTCTGTTAAAAGATATAAAAGATAAGCTTGTAATTCATCCATACTGTCGTTGTACCATAAGTCCACTTATAGAAAGTATCAAATAGTGGAAAGTATTTAAATATGTAGATGTATAATATTAGCTATGCCATTCAAAAAAGGATGTAAAGCTTGGAACAAAAAGCCTCTAATAGAAAGAAAATGTAAAGTCTGCGGGAAAATATTTTTAGTGAAATCTTTCAATAAGAAAATATATTGTTCTTACGAATGTAGAAGCAATGATGCAGAGTATAAAAAGCATTTTATGAAATCAATGAAAGAAAAGGTTTACAATAATCCCATTATCAAGGAAAAAATAAGGCAATCTATATTAAAGCAGTATGAAATAGGACAACGAGACAGATTCGAAACAACTAAAAAGGCAAGGGAAGTTCACGAAAAAAAATCAAAAGAGAATTTCAAAAAACATCCAACAATGATGATATCCAAGCGTGGGTATTGGATGATTTACGTTCCTATACGAGGATGGGTGAAATATCATCATTATGTT